ACTCTGCTGCTATCAAAAGCATAGCAAACAGGCCAAAAAAAGCCCCGCTACGAAGCAGGGCTAAAAGACGCAAGCGTCTCAAGGAGAGGAAAATGGACAACCGAAGTTGCACACGAACCCGGGGACAGTATATACTGCACGAAACAACGAAGGGGGAGTGCCCCCTCCGCAGAGAAAGCTACCTACCAAGTGTTTGCACACCTTGCCCTTATTGACGACGCTTCCGGTTTCGTGCCCCTAGACGACGCTACCCCGGGGGATATCCTGTCTGCGCAAGTCGAGACACAGCAGTGGCTGGAGGAGATGGGCGTGCGCCCGGACTCCGTGCTGGTAGACGAAGTCGAGAAGAAAGCTGCGAGAGCCGCTTTTCAGGCAATCACCTTTGCCGACCCCAACGAAGAACAGCGAGGCAAACTCGTACAAATCAAAACCCCTGCTGCAGTGCAGCATCTGGTGGGCATGTTGTCGGCCTATGATTGGGAGTTCATTGAGCGTGCCAAAGAGATTAGGGGCTACTGCGTGGCCCAGCTGCTTGAAGAGACCAAAGATAAAAGCCCCAGTATCCGGCTGAAGGCGCTAGGCCTGTTGGGTAAGGTGACTGAGATAGGGTTGTTCACGGATAAGATCGAGATCAAGAAGATCGAGATGACGGATCAGGACATAGAGGCGCGGATCAAAGAGAAGCTGAACCGGTTCATGCAGGTGATCGACGTAGCGGATGCGAGGAATGTGATGGATGCAAAAGATGTCATTGACGACATCGACGACACCACAGAAGAAATACATAAGTGAACCTCAACTCCCTAACCTCCCTCTCCAGAACGGAGCTCGAAGCCCTCCACCGGGCGCTCCCAATGCTGTCACTCAAAGACAAGCTGGAGCTGTTTGAGGATTTGGAGGTCAGGGAGAAGCGCACGAACCTAGCGGCAGCGGAACACTCGATGCTTGGCTTTGCCCGCGCTGTGTACCCGAACTTCAAGGAAGGCCCACACCACCGCAAGCTGGCCAAGATTTTCACGGACGTGATTGAGGGGCGCAAGAAGCGCGTCATCATAAATATCGCCCCACGCTTCGGGAAATCCGAATTTGCGTCTTACCTGTTCCCTGCATATTTTCTGGGCAAGTACCCGGACAAGAAGATCATCATGGGAACACATACTGCGTCCCTGTCAGAAGACTACGGTAGGCGGATACGAAATTTAGTAGACTCAGAAGAGTACCACGAGATATTCCCACAGACGCTGGTGGCCAGTGACCAGAAGGCGGCGGGCAAGTGGAGTACCTCTGCGGGCGGCCAGTATTACGCGGCAGGTGTTGGCGGTGCGCTGGCAGGACGGGGCGCAGACTTGTTTGTCATCGACGACCCCCACTCGGAGCAGGACATCAAGATCAACTCCCGGCTGGCGTTTGACACGGCATGGACGTGGTTTCAGACCGGGCCTCTCCAGCGCTTGATGCCGGGTGGGGGAATAATTGTCGTGATGACCAGATGGTCGCTGCTCGACCTGACAGGGCGGCTGATCGACTACCAGATAAAGAACCCTGAAGCCGAGCCGTGGGAGATTGTGGAGCTGCCAGCCATACTACATGAGAACACGCCTGCGGAGAAAAGCCTGTGGCCAGAGCAGTGGCCGCTTGACCTGTTGAAGACGACGAAGGCCAGTCTCGACCCGAAGTTCTGGAACGCGCAGTACATGCAGCAGCCGACATCGGACGCTGCGGCGGTGATTTCACGCAAGGCTTGGCGAATATGGCCGAAGGATGACCCACCGAAAGTGGACATCATCATGCAGACGTGGGACACGGCGTTTGAAGCCTCAACCAGCGCTGACTACTCTGCGTGCACCACATGGGGTGTCTTCTACAATGAAGAAGAGGGCAACAAGCCGCAGCTCATCCTACTGGACGCATTCAAGGACAGGATGCAGTTCCCGGAGCTCAAGGCGATGGCCTTTAAACACTACAAGGAGTGGGAGCCGGACATGCTCATGGTGGAGAAGAAGGCTTCTGGAGCCCCGCTCATATATGAGCTGCGGGCGATGGGCATACCGGTGCAGGAGTTTACACCGAGCCGTGGAAACGATAAGATAGTGCGGCTGAATGCTGTGTCAGACATGTTTGCCTCTGGGAATGTGTGGGCTCCGGGCACTCGCTGGGCGCGGGAGGTTATTGAGGAAGTTGCGTCTTTCCCAAATGGGGAGCACGATGACTACGTTGACTGCGTCTCAATGGCACTGCTGCGGTTCAGGCAGGGTGGTCTGGTGGGATCGGACAAAGACGAGAAAGATGAACCACAATACCAGAGGAGACGGATGCATGCCTACTACTGATGAAACAAAACCTCTTTTTGTGAACCCTTTCATTGCTAGACAGGGGGAGAAGATTCGCGCACGACCAAGAGTTGATATATCTCCTGAAACAATGGAGGCTGTTGCAGGCTTCCACCCGGTGTTAGGCCCAGCGCTAGCAGCAAAAGATTTTTACGCTGCAGCAGGACAGAGGGATGTGGGTGGTATGGGGTTGGCAGCACTTGGAATGGTGCCTGTTATGGGCGGCGCAGCTAAAGTGGCAAAACGTGGGTATGAGGCATTTAAAAGTATGCCGGATGTGGCGGGCATGTTTAGAACAAGCAGAGGGTCTACATACGCACACTTCCCAGATGCCACGACTGTTAGAAATAGGTCTGGCGCAGCGCACTCAGATGTAAGCGAGGGGGTGCAGCCCCGTTCAGGTAAAACTGTGTTTATGAATCCGAAAGATGTAGACTCGATGGCAGGCATATTTCAGAACACCGAAATGGCTACTAAGCTTGTTCCTGAGTTTGATAAGGTTGGAAAAGCCACAGGGCGAGTTAGCCTACAGTTGACAGAAAGCTATGGCCCACGCAAAGCAGGAGAAGTGTTACATACTGCGCCATATACAACAAAACCGAGTGTTGGGCAGAACCCTGTTGAGATATATAGAAGTGTCAGCCCGATGGGGGACGCAGGTAGAGGGGTGCATTTTGGCAATAGCATAACGGAGGTAATGCCTGCCAGAGGGTATAAGGGTGGTGGCACAGTGATGCCGGAACAGTACTCACAAGGGCGTTGGAGCCTTATTTAGGTGTTTATGAATGAAACACAGAAATTTATGGGGCGGAACCAGATGCTGGAGCGCCTTGCTGAGCAAGTGGGGAGCCGCGAGATGGCCGTCAAACTGCTGCAAGATCGTGGCCACCTTAAAGCTGATGGCAAGACATTCACGGAAGCAGGTGCCAAGCGCAACGCGATGTCAGCCGAGGAACGGGCACTGGACAGGGCCAAGGTTCGCACAGGCCGGTCAACAAGAGACTTTAAATACTCGTCCGTCACAAACCGGGCAACGCTAAGAAAGAAATACTGATATGGCCACCAACATAGACAAGTCACTGTACGCGGCACCCCAAGGAATTGTAGGGGAGGATGTTTCTGGGCCGATGGAGATTGTGCTGTTGGGCGGAGATGAGGAGCCCGAGGAGGTAGACCTCATTGAAGACGCGGATTTCGACGACAACCTTGCCGAGGACATGGATCAAGGGGACTTGACAGAGATGGTTGGGGACTTGGTAGCAGACATCGAGAACGACAAGAACTCCCGTAAAGACTGGGAGAAGGCTTATACCGAAGGCTTGAAGCTGCTGGGCTTGCAGATCGAAGAGCGCACAGAGCCGTGGAACGGTGCTTGCGGCGTGTTCCACCCCATGATTACTGAGGCCGTGATACGCTTCCAAAGTGAGACGATAACGGAGACTTTCCCTGCAGCGGGGCCGGTGCGCACTAAGATTCTCGGGAAAGAGACGAATGAGAAGAAGGAAGCTGCTGTCCGTGTCGAGAATGACATGAATTACCAGCTCACAGAGGTGATGAAAGAGTTCCGCCCCGAGCACGAGCGCATGCTGTGGTCGCTTCCGGCAGCCGGGTCAGCCTTCAAGAAGGTGTATTTTGACCCCAGTTTGGACAGGCAGGTGTCCACATTCATCCCCGCCGAGGACATGTTGATTCCATACGGCACATCGGACATTTTCTACTGCCACCGCGTCACGCACGTGATGCGCAAGACCAAGAACGAGATACTGAAACTGCAGAAACTAGGCTTTTACTTGGACATGGAGCTGCCAGACCCGACGCAGAACAAGGACACCATCCAGAAAGCCAAGGACAAAGAGACCGGGTTCAATGATTTGAATGACGACCGTTACACGTTGTATGAATGCAACGTTGATTTGGACTTGAAGGGCTACGAAGACAAGGATGAAAACGACGAAGCCACGGGTATCGCGCTCCCGTACATAGTAACCCTCCTCAAAGGCACGAACGATGTACTCGCCATCCGCAGAAACTGGAAATCCGACGACCCTCTGCGGCTCAAACGACAGCATTTCATCCACTACCAGTACATCCCCGGCTTTGGCGCCTACGGCTTCGGGCTGTTCCACCTCATTGGGGGGTTTGCACAATCAGCGACTAGCATCATGCGTCAGCTCGTCGACGCAGGAACTCTGTCCAACCTGCCGGGCGGCCTTAAATCTCGCGGGCTTCGCATTAAAGGGGACGACACCCCGATTTCGCCGGGAGAGTTCCGAGATGTAGACATTGGTTCTGGCACGCTGCGAGATAACATCCTGCCACTACCCTATAAAGAGCCTTCTGGGGTGCTTTTCCAGCTCCTGAACGGGATTATTGAGGAGGGCCGCCGGATTGCGTCGTCCTCGGACATGAAAATATCAGATATGTCGGCCAATGCGCCGGTGGGCACGACTTTGGCCCTGCTAGAGCGCCAGTTGAAGGTTATGACAGCGGTTCAGGCACGGGTTCACTACAGTTTGAAGCAGGAACTCGGTCTGTTGGCCGACATCATCCGGGACTACTCCCCCGAGGACGATTACGACTACGAGCCGGCGTACGGCGAGCCTACGGCTAAGCGATCTGACTACGATGATGTTGACATTATCCCGGTCAGTGACCCCAATGCCGCGACGATGAGTCAGCGAGTGGTGCAGTACCAAGCGGTGCTGCAGATGGCTCAGATGGCCCCGGACATCTACAACATGCCCGAGCTACACAGGGCGATGCTGGAGGTGATGAGCGTCAAGAATGCCGACAAGCTCGTGCCGCTGCCAGAAGACCAGAAACCGAAAGACCCGGTGTCAGAGAACATGGCTGTGCTGAAGCTGGAGCCCATGAAAGCGTTCTTCTACCAAGACCATGAGGCGCACATCAAGGTGCACGTGTCCATGATCCAAGATCCACTGATCCAGCAGATCATGGGGCAGAACCCCAAGGCAGGACAGATGCAAGCAGCGCTCATGGCACACATTTCTGAGCATGTCGGGTACGCCTATCGAGGCAAGATTGAGCAGCAGCTGGGCATGCCATTGCCAGCAGAAGACAGCAAGATGCCTCCAGAAGTCGAGTTGGCCCTGTCCGGGATGATGGCACAGGCAGCACAGCAGGTGCTGCAGCAGTCACAGGCTCAGGCAGCGCAGGCGCAGGCTCAGCAGCAGGCACAAGACCCTGTCCTACAGCTTCAGCAGGAAGACATGGCCAACAAGAAGCGCGAACTTGATTTGAAAGAGAAGAAGATTCTGGCCGATGCTTCCGAAGCCGCAGACAAGTTGGAATTAGATCGGGACGCTTTGGTAGCAAAAATAGCGATGGATGACAAGCGCGTAACTTCGCAAGAAGAAATCGCTACCGCCCGTATGTCGGTTGAC